GTATAATATTCAAGAGGCAATTCAAGCTTTAAGGCAATGCGCAGCGGAGCATGAAAGCGAGCACGTTTGTACCGGAGCTGCCGTAACAAAGGATATATGCCGCGATGTTGCCGCATATCTTGAAAACAACATGCGACAAGTAAAAAAATTAGAAAGAATTTTTTTCAAGCTTAAAAAAGAGGAAGTCCTAGAGCAACTTATAGAAAATTGTTCAAAATTATCAGCTTTTGCAGCAATGCAATTGCGTATTTTTAATGGGAAAACCCCTACAGGATTTACCGTAAGTAATAATACTCCCTGGCTTGAAAGACAAGCCGCAGAAGTTTCGTTTATTCTCGATTTATTCCTTGTATCACTACATCCTAATTACTCTGAAACCTTTAAACGAATACAGGCATTGCGTAATGAACAGCTAGAAACGGTTATGCACGTCTTGAATATGAATACCAATATGGAATAGCCCATGCTCTCGCCCCGCTACCTTGCCGGTCTTTCGGACGACTTAATAGAAATTTACTCACAGCTTGAAATTGACATACTCCGCGATATGGCACGCCGTCTTGCACGGGTGGGGAAAATCACCGAGGCTACCAAATGGCAAGCACAAGTATTAACAGAGGCGGGCGGATTAAAACAGGATATCGCGCGGATATTGCATAAATACGATAAGCGTATTGTTCAAGAGATACAGGGAATCTTTAACGACGCCCTCATAAAAAATGCCCGCGCCGACAACCGCATTTTTGCCGAAGCGACCGGCCGCACCATAAGCGATAATAACGCGCAAATGATGCTTACGACAATTAAAAAAACGCATGAAGATTTATCACGTCTTACCCTTACCAGTGCCGAGGTAACGAACAAAACTTTTCTCAAACAGGCAAACAATGCGTATATGCAAGTAACAAGCGGCGCATTCGACTACGATACGGCAATGAAGATGGCCGCAAACGAGATCGCAAAGAGCGGCGTTACAACGATGATAACCTATACGAACAATGCCAAGCCCGTAAGACGCAGCCTTGAAAGCGCCGTTCGTATGAACATCTTAACCGGTGTTAATCAAACCGCTTCACAGCAAACGATGAATAACTGCGAAGCACTCGACTGCGATTTAGTAGAGGTTACCGCGCATCTAGGAGCGAGACCTGAGCATGAAGAATGGCAGGGTAAGGTATACAGCGTAAGCGGCAAAAGCGAAAAATACCCACCGTTTAGCATATGCGGCTATGGAGAGGCGGACGGTATTTGCGGTATCAACTGCCGACATTCCTTTTATCCGTATTTTGAAGGGATTGAACGGCACTACAGTCAAGACGATTTAGACGAAATGAGCAAAGAGACCGTAGACTACAACGGCAAAAGCTATAGCCGCTATGAAGGTGAGCAGCAATTACGGCATATTGAACGGACGATACGGCGCTACAAAAAAGAGGCCGCGGTAAGGGAAGCCGCCGGAGTTGATAACACCGCCGCCCGCTGCAAAATCGGTGAATGGCAGGCAAAGGCGCGAGACTTTACCGAGCAAACCGGTATCAGGCGAGACCGCGCGAGAGAATATATCGGAATGCCGAACGGAGAAAAGCAGCCGAAAGCGTTGCCACCTGCTATAAAGGGCTATGCAGATAATCTCAAAACAGCACAAGAGATAAAACGACTGGACAACGCCCGCAATAAAACGATTGCAAAAACACCGCAAGCAAAGCCGATGAATTTTAGACAGGCAGACGGCGGCGCTCCCAATCCCAATTATCGAAAGGGTGGCGGGCATACAACCAACTGTCAAACCTGCGTAGTCGCTTACGAATTACGGCGCCGCGGGTTTAACGTTGAAGCATTGGGCAACTACGATGGCTCAATGTCAGATGTGCTATCACATAATACCAGCCTAGCATGGGTTGACCGAAAAACCGGCAAAAACCCAAGCTACATTATCCCCGCAAAACGCACCATAAAGCAAACCGTTGAACATCTCAAAAACGAACTTGAAAAAGAGCATCGGTATACGATAGAGTTTACCTGGAAAGGAAAAAACATCGGACATATTGTACACTTATGGAAAAATAAAGAAAATATATTGTCGTTGTATGATCCTCAAGCAGGAATAAACAGGAGGGGCGATAACACCGTTCTTGAGTATTTGAAAGATACGCGCCCGTCAACTGTAAAGCTTTTAGACGTCCAAAATTGTGATATAAATATGAACGTCATCAATAAAATTTTACAAGGAGCTCAAAAATGACCATAAAAGAATTTATCGATAAAGATGAATGTCTTGACCGCTATCAATTTTGTACTGAATGGAATGGCTATACTGTCTATGATGTTTGGGCAAAATCAAACGAGGGTGCCTGCGTCGGTTATCCTCAATTTGCGCTTGAAAAAAACGGCGCTATCAGGCTTTCAACACTGGATGAAACATTCCAAATAATGGCTTTCACGCGAGACAACGACGATAATGACGAGGAAATATAAATAGTTTATTAGATAACAAAAAAAATAAAACTTTTCTCTTAAAAACCTGCATTTTTTGCAGGTTTTTCTATTTCAGCCTAACTATAAGGGCATGAGAATAATCACAGATGATTTATATGCGGCACTTATTGCGCATTTTGTAAAAGACGAAAAGGTATCGCTTTTTCAAAAGCTCTTGTTGAGTAAGCCGATGGAGCAAGATGCGGCGCCGCCTAGTAAAACGCTTGAAAGCGATGATGAGGGGGGTGCCGAATGAAATACCGCAAGGGATTTCCGCGAGGAAATATAGGATCTAGTAGATATTCGATAGACGAAGATATTAAGGGCGGGGAAGGTTTATTTTCAATGCTGCCGGATAGAATATCCGGTCTTACCGTTGTAGGACACTTCTGGAAAGGTGACAAAAAGACACCGGGTACGGGAAGATTTAGGGTTGAGGTAACAAATAGTTGTCCGGAGAATGTCGGTGCTGATGGTACCGGCGGATTTTGGGATTATCCAGCTGAAGGGTTTGGAGAATTTGACAAAGATGATGGCATTACGATTATCAATCAAATTACCGGAGTACGCATAACGTGTTTGGAGGCAGATGATCATTTGAATGTCTGTGTTACGGGGTAAGACCATGAGATACGGACTTATTATGCCGGATGTATTTCCTTTCGGCTTATTTATTAAACGCATCGAACAGACTAAAACGAGCGACGAATCCGGCGGAGAGAATATCTTCACGGTAGAACTGACAGATCACTCGCGGCGTCAATTCAAAGTGCGCAACGGCGCAAAAGGAGATACCGGAGACGCTGCGGGCATTAAAGAGATTACCGCATCTATTGATAACGGCGTCGGTACTCCATCCGTTACGGTAACATCAACCGGTGCCGGAGCTGAAAAAACCGTGCATTTTGATTTTAAAAACCTTAAAGGGGAAAAAGGTTCTGTTGCGCTTACCGAAGAAGTAAAACAACACATAACCCAGTCTATTACAGCGGCAAATCAGCATGCTGATACCGGCGATGATAACACGTTAAAATCTGCTAAAAGTTATACAGACCAGAAAGTGCAGGACGAAGCGCAGGCGAGCGTTCAGAGGGATGTTAATGTTTTAAACTCTGCGAAAGACTATACAGATCAGAGTGTGCAAGCGGAAGCACAGGCAAGAACAAAAGGGGATGCTGACACGTTGAAATCTGCGAAAGACTATACGGATGGACTTCTCATTAAAATATTTCAAAACGGCTATGTCCAGTGGCCGTGGATGCCGAAACCCGAGACGGTTTTCTCCTTCAAGGGGTACCGCTGGGCAGAGGTAAACTATGACGGCTGTTTCTTCCGGGCTAAAGGGAAAGGAGCGAACCCATTCAATGGCGAAGAGCAAAGCGATGCGATTCGAAATATTACCGGTAGTTTTGGCACGCAGGGAAATGATAAATCAAATACTGCCGACGGCGCCTTTTATCCTAAAAAGAGAGGGCGGACGGATGGCGGCTATTCAGAAGGAACCAACTGGCTAAATGAAGTAGGACTAGACCTTACAAAGATAAAAGGGTTTCCAACTGCAGGCGAGAATCGTTCACGGAACCGAACTTTTATAATCTGGCAACTAAAAAAAATCTAGGAGGGCAACAGTATGGAATACATTGAAATAAAAAACAACATCATTATCGGGCACTATTGCGGCGATATGCCGAAAGAGAACAACCCTGAGATTGAATGTCGAATTATCGAAAATTGTGCAGCTCACATTGGCGATGATATCCGCATGTACACTGACCTGCAGGCAGGGACTAAAAAGCCGCTTACGCAGCTGATTAAAGAAGGGCTCGTCCCGGTGCCGGAAGGGAAAAAGTTGAATGAAGCCGGTACGGATTTTGAAGATATGAGTGAAGCCGAAAAGGTTGCAGCCGGTCTTATTCAGCTTAAGGCCGATGAAAAACTTGAAGGGGATTATATCGTCAAAAAGAGTGAAAAAGAGTTGTACCAAGAAGGATTGCTCAGCAAGGAAGAATATAACGCTTACATCGACCGGCAGCGAGAAGCCGCCTATCGGCAGGAAGCAGATCCGCTTGGTATGCAGGCAATGCGCGGAGATATAGATAAATCCGTATGGATTGCAAAGATAGCAGAAATAAAACAGCGCTATCCGAAGGTAGAGTAAAACAGGAAAGGAATAATTATAGCATGGAACATTTAGGAAATATTCCGCTGGTAGGATGGATTGTTATAGCATTTATCGCGGCGCTTGTTTTTATTTTACTATATAACGCAATGAAAAAAGGCGGAAAATTCTCTCTTTTTGGACAAACCGTAGAGGTTCCCGTCGGCGATAAAAAGCAAAAGATAGACACAATCGGGCTTATGTATCTTATGAAAGATGCTTGTGAAAGGATTGAGCTCCTCCGCAAGGAACGAGCAGAAGATATTCTGCCTGATATATCCTACCTTTTAACCGGCATAAGTAGACTCTCCTGCTGTATGTATCGGGCAGAAGCAATCCTTAACAAACGTTTATCCAAAAACGGATTTGAAGATTTAACAGTGCAAACGGTTACCGGCTATATCGAACAACTCAGCATTGAGCTGTACGGTCACCTGCAGCGCGAACTACCGCGAGCTGAATTATGTGCAGCAAACCCGCCTGAACCGATAGAAAAGAGCAAAACAGACGCGATTGCAAAAGAATTCACCAGGCGCGCGGTGACAATCTATCTCCGCGAGGTAAAGGCTAAAGCGGCTATGTATGAATCATATCAGCCTCTTTTTGAAAAGCTGGGAGATGCTATCCGTGTCGATTTTTGCAAAGAAAAAAGAGAAAAGAAAATGAAACAAGCAGATGAGCTATTGGAAGTACTCCAAAAACTAGAAACTGAAAAAGGAGGTTTTAAGAATGGGAGTGATACGGGATATTGATCGGCTCAAGCCTGAGCTGGCAAAACGGACGCGCGCCTTTTTGGCCGAGTTAAAAAAGCGCGGTATAGAGGTAATCGTACTTGAAACAGATCGGACGGTTGATACGCAGACCGCCTATTATGCACAAGGGCGTAAACCGCTTGAAGAGGTGAACGCCTTGCGTAAAAAAGCGGGGCTGTACCTTTTAACGGAAGCGGAAAATAAGCGCATTGTAACAAAGACAACGCAGTCGAGGCATTTTGGCGGCAATGCCGTTGATATTGCGCCGTTAAAAGATGGGCGCGTCTGGTGGAATGCGCCGGAGCAAGTCTGGCAAGAAATCGGCACTAT